GTTTGGTGTCCAAAAACGTCATCTATCACACTTTGTGTATGACCATCTAATTTTAATGCTAATTCAAGAGCATCTTTGATTGCGTAACGGTAAGTACAATGTTTAGTGTCAATAGTTACAATTGCACTTTGTCTTTCCTCGTTTGTTCTGTCAATAATAATTTTCATAGTTATTTAGTTTTTAATTTTTACAACATTTACAACCTCTACTTGCATGACCTTTCATCTTCTCTTTAGGAGTCCATACCCCAACGTAGATTAGAAAGAATATGGGTATGCACATTAGCATACATAATACAACATTACCTATTGTTTCCATTTATTTAGTCCCACCCTTCGCCTTTCGCGTCGTCGTCTGCGTCGTCCCATTCTTGACAATCGAAGCATTTTTTTATTTCTCCGTCGTCGTCGATTAGCTCGTAGGCTTCTTCGTACGTTTTAAGTTTTTGATCCTGAAGAACAGCGTTCACGCGTTCGTCAAGTTCCGCGCTTTCGCAGGTTGGGCAAAAGATTAATTCGCTTTTCATTTTCTTTTTAGTTGTTTTTTAAGTTTGATTTCTTTTTGATGTTCTAAATGCTCGACAAACTTAGTGAAAAATTTCATTGGTTTAGCATAACCCATTTCGTCTAAAATAAAACAGATGCGTTCAACGGTTGCGCGAAACTCTCGGTCGGTTTCAATATGTCCCGCCACCTGGCGAATGCCGTGTATAACCGTCGCGTGATCCTTGCCGTAGTGTTTGCCTATTGAATCAAGACTAAGTAAGTAACACAAGCGCACAATAAAGAAAATGATTTGTCGTGCGTTGACGATTTCGCGCTTGCGTGTTATCATGTACAACTTTTGCGATTCGATACCAAGAACGGAACACGTCACGTCTTCAAGTGCTGACCAAAACATTTCTCTTTCGTTCTCCAGTTCTTGTTGAATCTTGATTTGTTCCGTCGTCAATCGTTCGTAGCGAGGCGTTAGCATCAACCACAATGTTTCGAAGCGTTCCATGTGACGGAAGGGAATCATGTCGATTAGTTCTTGTCTTATTTGTTCGTTAGTCATTTTGTTAATTATCAAAGATTTCTATTGCGTTGCTTGTGTTCTTGTCAACGATTAAGGCAATTACTTTTCCTTCTTCACCTTTTATCGCAGCGTCTCCAGTTCCAAAATGAATGTGACCGCTTAATTTATCATTTTCCACTATGTAAATAACAACGTCGGTATTCGGTTCGTACTCGCTTAAAAATTCAATTAGTTCTTTTGCGTTCATTTTTATTTGTCATTAATTTGAAAACCTGCTATTTGATTGTAGTAAATCTTTTGCCAAGATTCAATATCGTAATCTTCGAAATTAAAATCAGAAGGCAACTCGTCAATTGGTTTAACAAAAAATACAACATCTGCATCTTGCCCAAAATCATCAAGATCCATGTGCAATAATTCACATTTAATTGTTTCAATAATTTCATATTCTTTATCTTCTTCATTCCATTTTTTTAATTCAACCCATACGAATCTTTCAATTTCAATATCAGCTCCTCTACTTAATCTAAATAAATTATTTGATTCTATGTACACAAAACCTTGTTCTATTAGATTTTGCAATTGATTTATTTTATCTTGAATTTTCATAATTAATCGTTTTCTTCGTTTATTAATTTGGTTGGTGTAAAGGTTGAAAAAACTTCTTCGCGTGAAAGACCTGTGTGAAGGCAAATGTTGTTGAAGTCTTTTATTCTCATTCGCTCTGGATGCGTAACGTAAAGTCGTGCCGTTGGATCGCTGATGCGTAACGCTGTCTTAAAGTTCTGCATCGTCTTGAAGTTTATCTTGACAAGGCGACCGAATGGCGTTTTATAGATTGCTTTATTCATAACTTGAAAAGAGATTTCACCACGCGTTGAATGAAGGTAAGTTGTCTTTTCTTCGCTTTCATTGTTGGCGCGTTGGTGGTGGTTGTTTGTTTTGGTTGGCAGAACAATGTCTTTTGTTTGGCAACAGGCGTTCCCTTCATTATTCTATTGTAATTTATTTTTTCTATTTCAAATAATTGGTAACGTTCCGTGTGAATGCGTTCAACCGCTTTGAACGTTCCGTCTTTTTCCGTCCAGTATAAACCCGCGTTTTTCAACGGGGTCATGTAACCGTTAGAACTACTCATTAAACGCAACGCTTCCGTAGGTGTTTTTCCAGTATTAATTAAGCTGCAAAATTCACGAACTCGATTAATGTCAAATGCTTTTCTTGTTTTTGTTTTCATTTTATTGTGTTTTGATTGTTTGTTTTATTATTCATTAAGTGTCATAAAAGGGCATTATGTCTGATATAACACCCTTTTATAACATCTTATTAATTTAGAACGGCATATCGTCTGTGTCGTCCGTTGAAGTTGTTGGTTGAACCAAACCGCTTTGTTCTAGCATCTTCTTGGCGTTGTTCATTTGATCCGCAGCTTTGTCTAGTCGGTCGCTGAATTGCTGCGAAGAACTAACTTTATTCTGCAACCATTCCGGTAGCATCTTAAAACGTAAGTCGAAATCTTCGCTGTCGAAGTCAAGAACGAAAGAAGCGTTCACCTGTGGTGGACAAGTCATTCCTTTGACAAGTGGTGACGCTCCTTTTAAGTCTGCATAGACACGCCCTGTGTTCGCTGTGCGGTGCATTACTGACACCATTGCTTCTTTCCCTATCATTGTTCCGACGTTAAACTTTGCAGCGTCTGAATCGCTTAACGCTTCGCCTAGCCAGTTTTGAACGAAGGCACGAAGTGCGCTCTTTTCGTGCATCGACAAGGTGAAGTCGCGACCAATTGAGAACGGTTGTTCGCCTTTGCCGAAGTCGGCGGTTTCAAGTGGTAGTTCAAACACTAAGCGAACTTTGTCGACAAGTCTGTCTTCGCCTTGAAAGGTGTCGGGAACTGTTCCGATGTGAATGATTTGATAGCAGCGTGCTACGTGCGTTCCTGCGGGTACTGTTTGACCCCCGCCGTTGTTTGTTTGTTGGGCAATAATGCTCATGTTGTTGTTGTTTATTTGATGATTAAATGAATTTAGATATTGTTCGAACTTTATAGCGAGTTCGTGGTCGCTTTGGATATGTCGCAACTGGCTGTCGTGAATATCTGATTGCTCGTTGATTCGTTTGAAGTACCCCATTTAGATATGGTCGTCGAATATGTTCACGTCAAAGCTGAAACTGATTCCGTCCTTTTCTAACGTCACGAAGTCAAGGTCGAATTCAGGATCGTCGCTGCGAAAGAACCGACCGCGCAAGTTGATTGTGTACATATTGTCGAGGTCGTCGATGAAGACGAGGTGTTGTTTTTCATCTACTTCAAACCAACCCGTTTGGTCGTCGTTGTAGTTGTTAGCAATGGCTTTGATTCGTTCGTTCAACGTGCGTATATCGTCGTCGCTGAAGCAGTAAGTGATTTTCGGACAGTACATAGTTTTGATTTTAGTTGTTGCAAATGTATTCAATTAAGTTGTCGTTCCAACGCAATTCAGAAAGTTTATGACATTTCTCGATGTTCTCGCTTATCTCGTTGTGTGTTAGCTTGTATGCGTTCGCTGAAGAATAAACACAAACAAAACTAGATTTCTTTTGTTGGTGGTTCTGGTAAGTTTTTCCAATGCGCTGAATCAAGAGTGTAGAGTACTCGTTCAAGTTCGTCAATTCTCTTTTGACAAGTTGAATCCCAATCCAGTGTTCCATTTCTCTTATCGCCCCAATAATTTTGGGCGATGATAACAGCTTCTTTGAGTTGAACAAATTCTTCTGCAAATAGCCAAGGGGTTTTGTAGTAATTGCTTTCATGTTTCATTTGATTTGTTGGTTTTAGATTTCTTTTGATAAGATTATTTCTTCGCGTGGTATGGCTGTCTTGATGCGGTCGTAAGCGCGCACCGCTTCGTCGTAGTCGTTGTAGCTCATATGAAACTCTCCGTTTACTTTTAAGACGTAGTACATATCTGTCAACGTCGTCTTTTGAATTAGTTCTACTTTCATTTTGTGTAGTGATTTGGTTGTTGTTCTAGTTGTCTTGTTTGTTCGTCAATCGTTCCTGCGATTAACATTGCTCCGAATAGAAGCGCGATGTAGAGTAGTGTTTTTTTCATTTTGTTATTTTTTGGTGTAAATTTTTAAGATTAGTTCGCAATACTTTTTGTCCTTACAAATTGGAGTTTGTGTTATTTCAGAAATATAATGAGCCAACTCAATGCTACTCATTATATTCAATTCCTGCTCCGTCTTATATTCCATATCCTGAAGGTGTAACGTCTTCAATAATGTACTGCTTTAATGTTGCAGTCTTAGACTTTAAAACTTCAATTGCTTCTAAGTTAATTGCATTGTCTACGATAGTTGAAGCATCTTTGCTTGCTTGTGCGAAGAAAGCGTTGAACTCTGCTAAGATTTGTTCGTTTGTGTTCGTTGTGTTCATTTTGTTTATCTTTGGTGTTGTTGTTAATTGTTTGACAAATATATGCTAAACTTTTGAATACACAATAAAAAAATGAATTATTTTTCGTAAAAATATCTAACATATTGAAAATGAACGTGAAAACTTTTAAGAAAACTTATAAAAAAAGTGTTGTAAAGCGTAAAACAACGCCCGAATCTGAATCGAACCAACAAGAAATTGTAATAAAATACCTACGTTTAGCATATCCCGACGCGCTTTATTGCGCTTCCGCAGGTGGTATGAGAACGAGTTACTTGCAAGCGATCAAGATGAAGCGCACCGGTTACGTGAAAGGGTTTCCCGACCTATTCATTTACGAACCACGCGGATCGTTCTTCGGTCTTGCAATAGAAATGAAGAAAGAAAAAGGGGGTGTCGCATCACCAGAACAAAAGCGGTGGCAGGAACAATTAAGAAACAGGGGGTATTGTTCTTATATTTGTAAAGGTAGCGAGGAAGCAATGAAGATAATAGACGAATATTTTAATGAGTGACACTTGACAAATACATAGAAGGACATTACAAAAAGTTCAAAGAACTAGCGAAGAACATTTCGCGAGGCGAAGACTATTACGAAGACTTGCTTCACGATTCTTTGCTGTCTATGTTTGGTTCAAAGCATATCGAGAACCTAATCGACACGGGCGACTTTGAGTTCTATTTGATTCGTGTCATGTACTTAGCCGTTAACAGCCCAACGTCGCCTTTTTACCGTCAAACGATTGCATGGAATAGAAATAGACGCGACTTTAAAGAATACGCGCACGAAGTCGACAAGACGTGGTTAGGCGCACGCATGACAAACGAGCAACTGGATATTCTTATTAGCCGGTTAACCGAGTTTGAACGCTTAATCTTTCAGGAATACATATTCGAAGGATTCACCTACCGAGAATTTTCCAAACAAACAGGAATACCAACGGTATTTTTATACCGCACAATAGATTCTATAAAAACTAAAATAAGAGCAAATGTTATTCGCAAAAAGTAACGAGTACAAAAGACGACTTGAAATATGTCGCACCTGTAAATTCTTCGAACCTTCAACGCAAAGCTGTGGACCATTGATCGTGGGTGACGAAGTAGAAACCGAAGTATTGTTTCGCAAGAAGTCAATCAAGTTGTGCGGTTGTGTGATGCCGATAAAAGCAAAGTTAGCTTTCGCTTCTTGTCCAGCGTCAAAATGGAACGGTGTCTTGTCGTTAGAAGAACAAATTGAGTTCAAACGATTCTTGCTCGATATGAAGGCGCAAGGACGTCTTGAGCAGAAAGATATGCTTAAGTTCTATTCGTTCAAGGATAAAGCCACAGGAGCGTTCAACGAGCGTTCAACGTGTCCTCCGTGTGTAAAGAAAGACATCAATACGTTTCTCGATTCGATGAAGGACGTCGACGTTGATTTGAACAATTAGAAACTCAAAACTTGTTAGGCAACCTTTGAAAGTACAAACGTATATTTGTATAGTCAAGCATTTTAGTTATTGCCCCCTTTTGTTTTTGCTTGACGGCTATAAACAATTGGGGGTATATTTTTTAAGTAAATGAAACAAACTGGATAAGAACACAAACCACCTTCGTAAGTCACAGCGAAGTAACCAATGACTACACTTGCAAAACATCAATGCTTGGAACGTGCAACTGCCCTTTTAAGGGCGAGAGTAATCTTTTTGGGGGAGCTTTTTCTTTTGTTCTTTCTTTATAGTGCTTACACGTTTTCTTTGTTCTTTTCTTTTCTTTGCATATTTAGTGACCTTCTAATAAATTTAATAACATACAATGACATACATCGTAAGAGCGAAATACAAAGGTGACATTCTTTGGAATGCAGAATTTAAAACACACGAACAAGCATTTGATTACTTTTATGCACACGCACAATATATGTGTAAAACAGCAGGTAAAGATTACGCTTTTACTTATGACAAAGATAATCCTTGTGTCAGATTGAAAGAAATTGAAATAATCGAAAATAAATGATAATCATTCCAGCACAATTAGAATCAGTAGGTACGCGAAAAGACAAAACGCTCAAACTAACCTTTGGAACAAATGAACTTTCACCTGCTCAAGCGTCCGAACTATTCACAATAGCAAATCAGTTCGGTTATCTTGCCTTCAAGGACGAAGACTTCAAACGCGAAGAACTGGATGCGGTAGAAAGTCTTAAGAGCGAGTTAGAAGATACGTTAAAGAAACCTTCACAAAGATTGAGAGGTGTTCTATTCAGACTATTCGAGCAAGACAACGACGGGTTCAAGACGTTCTCGAAATACTACGACTCACGAATGGAACAACTTATTAACCACTACAAAGGAAAATTAGGGTAGTTCTTATATTTACATTGTAAGATACAATTACTTTCAACAAATGCCATTCGAAAAAGGACAAAGCGGAAACCCGAAAGGAAAACCAAAAGGAGCTGTTTCACACAAGGTCGAAATGTGGAATCAGTTAGGCGACTACGTTGTGACACAAGGAGCGGAAAGAGCCATGTCGGTACTTCATTCAATGGACGACGAAGACTATCTTCATCACTACCTTGCAATGCTCGAATACTTCAAACCGAAACAGGCGAGAACAGTTCACGCAGGCGACAGCGAAGCACCAGTACAAATAATCATCAACGACAAGCTGTGAGCAAAGCAACACTAACCTTCGACCTTAACGACAGCGACGATCGTATGGAGTTTGATCGCATGATGAAGGCGCGCGATATGGCAATGTTGTTATGGGAAATCGACATGAACGGATACCGCAAGTTTACCAAGTACAACGACAGGCAGGAAGCAGCGTATCAGGAAGGCATCGAAGAAGTATTCGAATACTTTCGAGCTTTACTCAGTCACCACGAAATCTACATTGAACAATTGATTGTATAACGCGCCAAAACGCGCAAAAAAAACAAGTAATGGCGGATATAACAATGTGCAAAGGCATTAACTGCAACCAAACAAACACGTGCTACCGGTATCTCGCGAAGGCGAACCCCTACTCGCAAAGTTACTTCAGCGAATCACCAATGAAGGACGGCGACTGCGAAATGTTTTGGGACACGCGAGAAATCAAATCGCACCCGAACGGGTAAAGCAATATGCAAAAAGAACATAATCGTAACCTAGCGGGTACGAATTAACCGTAGTTGAATTGTCAGCACAAACCTGACAAAACAGATACACAAACAAAAGACAGGACAAGACAATTAGTGGCAAATGTTTGTCACAATTATTTGAAAAACTGTGACACTTTCGCAAGTATAGGAGATTTTTGCGACAAAGAACAACGAAATAACAATACAATAAGGAATGAGTGAAAACAAATTAAACTTCTTGCGGTCGCAGATTGCAATGTTTCATCCAGAATGGACGAAGGAACAAGTACACATGGAAGCCATACGCATTTACAACGAAGCGAACACTATCGACGACGACGACGAAGGATGTTTGTATTGTGGTTCGTAGTCAACAAAACAATTGATATTGTAGAAAATAAACAACAAACAAATGAGCATCAAAGTAAGTATACCCGCAGACTATTCTTCGATAAGCGTGAAGCAATACGTTGACTACCACAGCGCGAAGAACGACATCGACAAGTTGGTTAGCATCAGCAACCTACTGAAGGAACAAGCGGAACAAATTCCTTTCCAACACTTGCCGACCTTAATACAAGCGTTCGAAGGAACATTGCAAAACGAATCAGCGAAGTTCTTTGAAACGATTACAATCAAAGACAAGGACTTCGGTTTCATTCCCGACCTTTACTCAATCAGCATGGGTGAATACGCGGACATAAGCACCTGGGCTGCGGACGTGTCGACGAACATGGTGAAGATAATGGGAACGCTTTACCGACCTATCGACAAGCGCGTGGGTTCGAAGTACACAATAGTACCGCACAACAAGGCAACGCGCGAGCAGGTGCAACACTACGTCGAGCAAATGACACTCGAACAATTCAACGGCGCGCTGCTTTTTTTTTCGACTTTGCTCAACGAACTAAGCAACACTTCGCTAGATTATTTGGAGACAGAGGTGAAGAAGTTGACGACGGAGCTGACGGAGCAATTGAAGACCGAGACAACTTAAACCAAGTGTTAGGACGCTACGGTTGGTACCACTTGTTCATGGAAGCGTGCGGGCGCGACATAACTAAATTGGACGCAATTACGGAAAAAAGCGCGTGGGAAATATTTACATTTATGACTTACCTAATAGATTACAATTATGTCGAACGTACAAAGCTACAACGCGCTCATAGATAGATTCCACGCATTCGCGTCAGGACACTTTATTCTCAAAAGATTTTCACACGGACAGATTGAAGTTTCTGACTTAGAGAAGTTTGGTGAATATCCGTTCATGCATGTAGTTCCGTCTAACGTTAGCTACGCGAAAGGAACGAAGACATTCTCTTTTCAGATTGTCCTTGCCGACTTACCACGCGACAAAGAAGATAAACCCGAATACCAACGCGAAGTATTAAGCGACCTTCAACGCATAGCTGAAGATTTGGTTGCGGAAATAACCAACCACCGCGTTTTGTTTGGTGACTTAATCACGGTACAAAACGTTTCGTTAGAACCATTCCTCGAAGAGTTTCAACACACGTTAACCGGTTGGACGATTAGTCTTGACTTACTCGTTCCGTATTATTGGGACGCATGCAGTATTCCCGCCGAATGGAACGACTTCTTCGAAAGCGGAAGCGGTGGCACGGGTTCAATCTTAACATTTATCGATTCAATCAATCGAGATGCAAACGGAAACGTTAGTCTTGTGAACGATGAAGAAACGCCAGAACCAAACTACTACTACGGAACGAACGACGAAGGGGTGCGCGGTTGGTACTTACTCGAAGCAGGCGGTGGTCTAACGTGCGAAACAATAGGCGACTGCGAAACTATCATAAACATCGAAGCAGCCATTGACGCACTCGAAGAAGAAATTCTTTTGAAGGCTGACATCACAAGCATAAGCGCGGTTGGTTTCTCGAATGACTACAACGACCTCGACAACCTTCCGACCATACCCGCAGCGCAAGTCAATTCAGACTGGAATGCAGTTAGTGGAGTGGCCGAGATATTAAACAAGCCAACGATACCAACAACGCTTCCGCCAAGTGGCGCAGCGGGCGGAGACTTGCAGGGCACTTATCCTAATCCAACAGTACATAGAGTTCATGGAGTGGACTTTCAAAGTGGCGCACCTGCGGTTGACGATACTTGGATATACGTTAGCACTCCATTAGGTCCACAACCTTTTCAATGGCAGCACAGCAAATTAAAGACTTCTCAAGTTCAGAATGATTCAACCGTAACAGGAACAAACGCAGATGATGCGTTAGAACATTTAGATAGTAGCAAAGTTCCAACAACGCGAACAATAAGCACAACAGCACCTTTAAGCGGTGGCGGTGATTTGTCAGCGAATAGAACGCTGTCTATTCCGCAAGCGACAACAAGCGTTGACGGCTATCTTAGTGCAACGGATTGGACTACGTTCAACGGCAAGCAGGCGGCACTTGGATTCACTCCCGAAAACACAGCGAACAAACAGAACTCGTTAGCAGTTGACGGCACAGGAGTAAAATTCCCAACTGTTGACGCTGTGAATGCTTTGTCATTTATTGACAAGGGAAAGAGAATGGTATCTTTCTTTACGGACTTTTTAACTAACGCAACATTAGACGGAGCGCAATCATTTGCATCGGGTGGCTCATTGGGTTTAATTGTAGGAGCACAGATTCCTAACAGAACAAATCAACAAGGGGTTGCATTTTTTCAAACGAATACAGCAGCAACCAATTACATCAATTATTGTAGCAGCTCGGGAGCGGCACAACTTTGGTTTGGTGGTGGTGCATGGAACTACGAGGCACTAATTAACATTAACACTTTAAGCACTGCACTTGAAAGGTACAGAATGATTTTTGGCTTTGGTTCAGTCATTTCAAATAGCTCAGAAACAAACGGAGTGTTTATCACATACGATGAAGGAGGCACGGCAAACGGAACAACAGCAAGTGCTAACTGGCAATGCGTAACGGTAGACAACTCAGTGCGTACACTTACCACATCAACGACGGCAGTAACGGCATCGGCTTGGAATAAATTAAGAATTGAGATTAACGCTGCCGGAACATCGGTTACATTTTACGTTAATGGTACAGCTATCGCAACGCATCAAACAAACATTCCGCTTGCATCAAATAGCAGATATGTTCTTATGAAAACGGGTGTAGCAAAAACAATAGGCATCACAACGAGAGGTTTTTATTGCGACTATATCGGTTATGAAAATATCTTAACAACAGCACGATGATAATTACAAAATATAGAATGATTACCGAGAACGGTTACATTGAAACACTCGACAAAAAAGAAGCTGCGAAGTGGGGTAACTACGAAATGATAACAGAAGAAGTTCCCGACGACAATGGCTAACGAACAGAGCGCACCCAACTTCTTCGCTGTCGTGAACGACATGGCTAAACGCTTTGTCGAATTGATGCAATCCGACTATCGCATGAAGCGAAAGGTAGGGCGCAACTACACGAATGCGGTTGCAAGTGGAACGCTCGAAAAGTCGCTTGCCTACCGGTTGCAAATCAAAGGACAATCGATAAACATTTCGGTCTTTGCGAAGGGCAAGGCGTCGCAGTATTTCCTAGCTCGCGAGAACGGAAGAAGACCAAACGCGACACCGCCACCTGTGAGCGCAATTCTTGACTGGATGCGAATCAAACCTATCAAGTTACGGGACAAGGAAAGCGGTAAATTTAAGAAGCCAACGGAAACACTCAAGAAACAAGTTGCCTTTATGATTGCTCGCAAGATAGGACGCGACGGTATCAAGGGTTGGAAAGCGTTCGACTACGCATACGAAAACATTTGGGACGAATACGAAGCGAAGGTAATCGAGGCATACGGAAAGGACTTTAACGCTTCAATAGAAAATCAATTTAACGATATACAATAATGGCAATTACAATAGACGACCAACCATACCAATACACTCCAATCGGACAACGATTGATGCTCGTTGCATCTTCGACCAACGTAGCGAACGCAGGCTTTCGTTTTGTGTTCGACTTCGGTTCGTTCCAAGTCAACGTACAACCCAACGCAAGTAGTGTAGGAATCTTAGACCTCGCGCCTATCTTCCGCGAATCGTTATTTCACGAACCTTCTTTAATTACAACAAGTTTAGACGCTGAAGATAAAAGCGTCGCGTTCATTTCTTGCACGATAAAAGAAGGTTGGCTCGTTGACGGAGTGTTCACGGTAAGCGGTACCGGAATGGCTGACATTCAAGACCTGTCCGCTTTCCTTGCTGAATATCAAGTGAGCGACGGTTACAGACCAAACCCGAACACACGCTACGCGCTCGACGGCATTACAAAATATTTAATGAGTGAAAGAAATGTAGACACGCACAAATGGAGCGAAGCGGCAGCGCGTGGTTTGTCAAGCGACTACGTGTACATTCCTACTCGCGTGGCTGACTATGGTCTTTTGTACGCCCCTTCAGCAACTATGATTCTACAAGATAACGATTTCGACATAGTGGTTTTTTCTTCGTACGACGACAGCGACGTTTTGATTGACACGCAGTTCTTGACGTTGGACAGCGACCCTTCAATCGTTAACGTAATTGGTGCGTTTTACGGCAACATAGATTTAGCAGGTTTATTAGATTTAACAGGTGCAAAATACTACACTATACAAATTGGAAAAGAAACTGCGTTCCCTATTTACACGCCTGCTTCACGCGTGTATTGTTTCTACATTGTTCCTGACGATTGTCGTTTTGACAACGTTCGTTTGGGTTGGACGAACACTGTTGGCGGTGTGGATTACTTCAACTTCACAAAGAAGTCGGAGTTGTCGTTCAACTACGATCGTAAGCAATATCAAAAAGTAGTTGGTTCTTACAACACAGCTTCATTCAGTTTCAACAGCTACGACAGAGGAGCAACCGACCGGTACGTTACAACGACGAAAGGACTACAAATTAATAGCGACTGGGTGTCGGTTGGTGAATTCAATCTACTTCAAACGCTTTGTCGTTCGAACGACGTGTACATAATCAACGACGACGGCACGATGACACCTGTTTTAGTCGACACGCAGAACTTCGTTATCAAGGACGAAAGATATTCAAAACTTTACAACGTTACTTTGAATCTTAAATATTCTCAACCTGTTGGCTTATGATGAACCAAGTGATACTAACGCTAACGGATAGCAACGGCAACAGCGCGATTCTCGACCTTTACGAGAACGAGAAAATGCACCTCAACTACAAGTTCACGGACATTACCGACTTCGCTTCTGTTGGCAATTACTCACAAGAATTTCGTGTTCCTGCAAGTGCAACGAATGTAGACTTCTTCGGTGCTATCTTCAACGTAAATTTCGACGGTTGGTTTGACTTTCGCAAGAAGGTTGAAGCGGTGTTGACTGTTAACACGATACCCATTGCAAGCGGTCACATTCAAGTTAAGAAGTTGTATTGGCAAACGGGCAAGTTGTTTGAATTCGAAGTTGTGTTTTTTGGTGAAGTACCAAACTTAGCGCGTCTACTCAACGAGAAAAAGTTGAAGGACATTGAGAGCATCGTTGCAGGCGACTTGGACTACGACTTACTTCACGCAAACGTTGAAACACCACCTAACGAACACACGATATTAACGCTTTGCGACAAGTGGAATCTGACAGCGAACAATCCAGAAGGACAGCCAATTTATTGGCAGGATCAACCGTGGTACGAACCTTCGCAACCACTTTACGTTGGACACTTAACGCCTGCGGTAAAGGCGCAATACTTGTTCGACCAGATAATGAACGACGCGGGCTTGCAATACACAAGCGACAATCTTGCGGGCTGTTTAGATAACGTCTACGTTCCATTCGTCAACGGACAATATTTGAATAGTTCGTTGGGGTTAAATGATAATGCAAGTACGTTGGCGTATGCAACAAATCAAACGTTTACATTTACACCAACAAATAACATTAAAAATCTTTATGCTCCATTAACCGAATACGAAGACGCGGGCAACGACTGGAGTGGTGGTATTTATACCGCGCCTTTTAGTGGTCAATTTACTTTTCGAATTTGGGCAAACGGAACGGCAACTTCTTCAGGAAGCAACTATGTAACCGATTTAATTTTAAGTTATTTCTATTATGTAAACGATGTATTTGTAGATTCTACGTTTAGCAATTTTGTAGACAATTCAAATTTATATTCACACACTTTCTTAAAAGATAATACAGTTACTCTTTCGTTAAACGCAGGAGATACTTTGAAAATAAAAATTGAAGGTGTTGGTGGGGTTTATAACACTTCAACATTTGACATTGCATTTGTGGGTAACGGAGCGAATGATTACACAGGAACGGGCGTTGAGTTAGTAAGCGTTGGAACGGCGTTGACAGGCGACACTTGCGTAATGCAATTCAACGCTCCCGACATGAAACAAATAGATTTTATTACGTCGATTCAAAAAATGTTTAACCTCGTTTTCGTGGCCGACAAGACGCTTCCGAACACGCTTCGGATTGAACCAATGGTTGAGTACATCGCAAGCGGTAACACGTTAGACTGGTCGCAGAAATTAGACTTGTCGAAAGATATTATGTATTCACCAACGACCGACCTTCAAAAGTCTAAGTTCTCTTTCACCTACACAGAAGACGGCGACTATTTCAATTCAATCTACAAAGACAACGGACGCATCTACGGACGTTATGAAGTAACGGAATCAGATTTCGAAGTAATCAACGAGTTCGCAACAGGCGAAGAAAAAGTTGAGTTAGCATTCGCGTCCACACCTTCAGCACCTGTGGAAAATACGAACGTCGTTGTTCCTGTTTTTCTTAACGGCGAAGGTCAATTCGTTCAACCGAAACCGCGCATCCTGTATTACTTCGCCGACTTCTTCGTGAATATGTACGATGAAGTTTCAGATAGCGTTATTGTTACGGCTGTAAAGTGTTTGAACAATTACTCGACAATGAACGCAACGGTAAGCGACAAGGACTTAAACTTCGCTCCCGAAGTACCTATTCACACAATCATTGCGAACCCATACGAGAACCTTTACAACCGTTGGTGGCGTAACTACTACCGAGAGTTATTCGACGGTCAGGCGCGCATCTTAGAAGGAATGTTTGCACTAACGCTCAACGACGTTTTCACGTTTCAATTTAGCGACAAGATATGGATTATCGATTCTTGGTGGCGCGTTCTTGAAATCAACGGCTACGTTGTGGGTGAGCAAGACTTAACTAAAGTGAAACTCATTCGCGTACTCGACATCGACAACGGCTGCGACCTTTTACCCGTGTCCGCTAACTTAGACCAGTCTTTAAATTGGGAAACACCGAACGGCGACCCTGCGACAATAACGCAAGAATGTTGTTTGCGTTTCGGCTACAATTGGAACATAGCAAAGAACGATTGTTTCTCGCAGCCTAACGGCGGCACGCGTTCCTTCATTACGCAACAAGTTCCTTCGTTAGCACCAACGCGATTCGGTGCGCCTGTGAGCTTCAACGGTTCAATCACGCAACCAGTTAGAACAATAACGACTGACTACGTTGTAACGAATTTCGACAGAATGATTTTCGCAGATACAACGAGCAACGGCATAACTATTTACTTGCCTTCTGCAACAACAACGGCAGGACGTGAATTGATTATTCAACGCGTTGTTTCGGGGGCTAATCCACTAACGGTACAAGCATACACAGGAGAAACGGTTGAGGGCAGCGGAAGCGTTACGTTGAGCGCAGCAGGTGACACAATAACAATTATATCAAATGGAACAGACTTCAAAGGAACTTCTACAAAATAAGGCAGGCGCAATGGTCGCCTGTTTAGAGTTCATAAAACTAAACGTTAAAAGCGAAAGCAACTACGGACGCATAGCGAACGGCAAACGCAAGCTGAAAATGTGGAAACATTACGCATGGAGAACAACGCTAATTTCCGCAAACGTAGCCTTTTGGATATTTATATTTTATAAACTACTATTCTAAATGGCTAATACAATAGACTTCAATGTTAACAGTAATGCGGTAACGGTATTAAACCAAACCACAGTTGCTGCTGAAAATACGGCGAAAGGATTTACAAGCGCGAAGGCTGAATTGCGCGCGTTGCAACAACAGTTGTTAACGATGGATCAAAGTAGCGCGGAGTTTAAGAAAGCTTCCGCGCGTGCTGCTGAATTGAAGGACAACATTTCCGACTTATCTGCGGAGATTAACGCAAATGCAGGTAACGCTTTCGAAGGTCTTTCGAACAACGTTGGTTTGTTTGGTTCACGTTTGATGTCGCTCGACTTAAAAGGAGCAGGGCAAGCGTTAACAAACATGGGCGGCGCTGTAAAAAATATAAATTTCGCAACTGTAAAAGAGGAACTTGGCGGAATGATTAAAGGCGTTTGGAATTTGGCCAAAGCTTTACTTGCTAATCCAATATTCTTGCTTGTAGGAGTTATTGCAGCGATCGCAATGAATTGGGATGCGCTGGTTAAGCTATGGAACACAAGCGATATTGAAAAATTAAAACAAGCACAAGCGGCGCTTGAAGGACAAAACAAAGCTATCAATGAACAGATAGCACTTGAAAAGGCACGCGGTAAATATGGGGAAGAAACATATTACCGACAAACGCAAATATTGCGTAATGAGATTGAAATATTCAAGCTCAAAGAAAAGCAAATGGAACTTGAAGGGGAAAGTGAAGAGGCACAAAAAGCAAATGAGGAAAGACAAAAAAAAGTTCTTGACTTAAAAAAATTACAAGTTGAAGCGGATGGAAAAATATATCAAGCAGTTGAAAATGCCAAAGGTGCGTTAGATCCAGTTATTGCTTTACAACAGAAAAAAACAGATGCGGCAAAAGAGGAACTTGGCGCATTGGAATTAATCAAACAACGCCAACAAGATCAGAGCGCGGATATTCAAACCATGACTGGCGAAATGGGCAAATACCAAGCGTTGTTAGGGAAGGAAAAAACGTTGAGAGATAAATTGCAAGGATTGGTTGAACGCGGTATTATGACACGTGGCCAAGCAATGCAAATGGAAGCGCAAGCCGGTAATTCACAGAACAAGTCAAAGCAAATTCAGCAAGATATAAACAAACTGATCCAAGATAAAATTGCTGGAATTGATGGTGAAATAAAGGGAATTGGTTTAGCCAATGGCGGTTATGCGGAACAGATGCGAATATTGCAAGAGGCGGCAAATAAAAAGATGGATGCCGTTAAAAGCGAAGAACAAATTGCAGCTGAGAAAGAAACAGAAAGAAAAAAAGAAGAAGCGGCGGCGGAGTCAAAACGTAAAAGAGATCAACGCGCGGCGGATGCAGAATCAAAGCGAAAAGAGATTCAACAACAAACGCTTGAGATCCATAAACAAATTGATGAATACAATAGAAAGAATTTATCTGATAAGGATAAAGAACTTTTTTTACTTGATGAAAAATATAAAAAAGAACGTAAGATTTTAGAGCAAAGTGCGGAAGGTAAAAAGTTATTACTTCAATACGACGAACAATATTTAATTGCAAAACAAGAGCTTGAAGCAAAGTATGAAAAGATTGCAAATGAAAAACGTATTGCCCAAGCGGATGCTGAATTTGCCTTACTTCAAGAGCTTGAAACAGATCAACAAACGAAAGAAGTTAATGCGCTTATTGCATCTTATGAAGCAAAATTCCTTGTTGCAAAGGACAATGCCGATCTGGAAAAACAACTAACAGAACAATTTGAAATTGACAAGAATGCGATTGTAAAAAAATATCGCGACAAGCAGAATGAAGAGAACGCCATTGCCGCGGCAAAAGAACTAGAAGACACTAAAAAATCGGAAGCGGAAATATCAGCAGCAAAACAAGCAGCGCAAGACTTCAGACTGAAGCAATTAGGCGACTCATTCGCAGCACTTGGAGCGTTAAACGACGCGTTCACAAAGAAGGGACAACAACAATCGAAGAAACAATTTCAGATTCAAAAAGCGTTGAATCTCGCGTCGGCTGTAGTCGATACTTACGGTGGTATCAACAAGGCGTTGAACGACAAGACAATGCCTTCAACAACGGCTCGTATTATACAAGCGTCAATCGTTGGCGCAATGGGACTGGCTAACGTAATAAAAATATCAAAGACGGAATACGGAAACGCAAGCGCACCTTCGGGAACATCACCAAGCGCGGGCGGTGGTGGCGACGGTGGCACAACAGCTCCTTCACCTGCGAACTTCGCCTTCTTGCAAAACCAACCCAACCAACAACCACCGCTTCAGGCGTACGTCGTAGGAACGCAGGTGTCGAGCAATTTAGAAGCGCAACAATTAATTCAAAATCAATCTCGCTTAGGCGGTTAAAAAAAACAATATGAAAAAAATTAAAGTTATTGAATACGGAATCGACGACGCTGGTCTGTTAGGCGTGTTCGCAATTTCCGTAGTTGAACAACCCGCAATCGGTGTTGACTTTGTAGCACTAAGCGAACAACACAGCGTGAAGTTCAAAGAAGATTTCAGAGGTCTTTTGTACGGAGCGTTACTTATTCCCGACCAACTCATTTACAGACGCGACGACAAGACCGAAGAAGAATACTACGTTAAGTATTCGAAGGACACCATTCGCGCCATTGCTTACAATTACTTGAAGCAAAACATGACCAACAACGCAACGGTTGAACACGCGAAAACTGTTGAAGGTGTGTCGCTTGTCGAGACGTGGATAATCGAAGGCGAGAACGACAAGTCTAAAAACTTTGGCTTCGACCTACCGGAAGGAACGTGGTTCGGTTGCATGAAGGTCGAGAACGACGAAGTGAAGCAACAGATCCAAAACAAAGAAGTTCTTGGTTTCTCAATCGAAGGAAACTTTGCCGTTGAGAAAGAAATGTACATGAGTAAGCACGACGAATTTGCTGCCATTCTTGACGAAATAAACGAACTTCTAAAAGGCGAATAAGATGAATATTGAAACGGGTGGGTTTCTGAAGTTGGAACTATTCAACGACGACGCTAACCTGTTTCTTCTTGCACTCACAAAGATTACAAAAGAAGGTGCTGCAATGGGTTTTAAGACGTATGGATTGAACGAACAGGAAGTGAAGGTACTGAATGACATTCTCGAAAATTTAGGATAAAAAAACGGGGGTAACTACTCCCCCGTTCAAACCTAAAATCAAAATGTAATCAATGAAAAATCGAATTACGAAACAAATCTACGACATTTTATATCTAATCATCAAACAAACAATTAACAGAATTATGAATTTACGAGAAAAAGTAAACGCACTATTCGCGAAACACAACGTATCACTCACAGCGGAAGAAACCGTTGTTGACGTGAAGCAAATGGTTGAGGCGATTCTTGCAGACGGAACGAGTATCTACTCGGACAGCGACACTTGGGCTACTGGTGTTCGTGTATTAACAAAGGACGCAGACGGCAATGAAGTCGTTGTTGCGGACGGAGAATACACAACAGCAGAAGGCGTTATTGTAGTCGTTGCAGACGGACTACTTGTTGAACTTAAGCCAATGGTTGAAGAAGAACCAGAGGTTGAAGTTGAAGAAGAAAAACAGTCTACGGACGAATCACTAAGCAAAGAGGTTGAAGGACTTCTTTCGTTGGTTGCTAAGTTGGAAAGCGAACTTTCAGAAGCTAAAAAAGCGAATGAGAATCTTTCTAGCGAAGTAACAAAATTAAGCGCACAGCCTGCTGCGACTTCTATCAAAGAAGTAAAGCAAGCAAAACAAACACCTTCTAAGCCATACCACAAAATGAGCGCAGAAGAACGTTTCTTATTCAATCTTAAAAAATAAAAAAAAACAAACAATAAAAAATGGCTACTACAACAAGTTTGACCACCACGTATGCTGGTCGCGAAGCAGCAGGATATATCCGCGCTGCGTTTTTAAGCAACGAATCGCTTACTGCGGTTACAATCAAAGAGAATATCGAATACAAGCAAGTTGTTCGTCGTCTAGTTGACGAAGTAACTTTCGCAAATGCTACTTGCGACTTTACAGCAACAGGAACGGTAACACTTTCTGAGCGTATCTTAACACTTGAAAAATTCCAAGTACATCGTCAACTTTGCAAGAAAGATTTCTTAATCGATTGGGAAGCGCGTTCAGAGCAGAACGGAGAGCTTCACGCTTCTTTGAGTGATGCTTTAATTGCTAACGTAATGGCGGGTGTTGCAGCACGCAACGAGGTATTGATATGGCAGGGTGTTAACGCTAACGCTGGTGAGTACGCAGGTTTCGAAACTTTGTTCTTAGCTGACGCTGCTGTTCTTGACGTTGATGCTCCAGAAGCAATCACTTCTGCAAACGTTATCGAAGAAATGGGTAAACTTGTTCTAACCCTTCCAACACGCGTTCGTCGTGCAACTGAAAAGCCTGTAATCGCAGTTTCTTCAAACGTTGCTGAGGCATACAGAAGCGCAATTCTTGGTCTTGGTGGTGGATACTACCTTTATCAAGGAGAATCAGTTGTAATGAACTGGCAGGGTCAATACGACGTTATTGAGTGCCCAGGAATGAGCGACGACACAATGGCGTTTTACCAAAAGAGCAACCTTTGGTTCGGTACTAACTTACTTGACCAATGGAACAACGTTGCTGTTTTAGATATGTACCAATACGACCTTTCTGACAACGTTCGTTTCGCAGCTTCTTTCTTCGCAGGTGTTCAGTACGGTTTCGGTGACGAGATTGCATTCTACCAATACACTGCCTAATCAATACCATTCTAACCCTTGCATAATAGAGGTAGCGGCTAAACACCGCTCCTCTTTTGTGCTAATAAAAACATACAAATATGGCAAATTGCGAGTTAACGACGGGCATCTTACTTGAGTGCAAAGATGCGATTGGTGGAATTAAGCAAATCGTTCTTGCGGATTGGTCTGTAGTAAATCTTGACACGGTTACAATTAACGCAACAACGGAAATCGTTACAGCGTTACCCGTTGAAGATTTTTACGGATACCAACTTCCAACGCAAACAGGATCGTTCGAAGAAACAATAAACTTCAACCGCGACGCAGGTACAATTTTCTACACGCAAACGGTAAACGTTATGTTGCAGAAATTAACCGCTGCAAAGCGTTTAGAATTACAAGGTGTCGCGACAAGTCGCGTGGTCGTTTTTGTAAACGATACAAACAACAATTGGTGGGCTGTTGGTCTTGAATACGGAGCAGACCTTTCCACTTCAACAGCTGCGACTGGAACGGTTTTGGGTGACGCAAATGGTTTTACACTCGCGTTCGTTCACGAATCACCGAAGCGCGCTTACTTGTTAGCGGCTGCACCTTCACCGATTCTTTAATAAAAACTTTTACACACATAGGGACAAAGCGTCCCTACGTGTTGTAATTTTAACGTAAAGGGAAAAGATAGAATGGTTTATCTCAACACAAATACAGCGAATCAATACGCGTGGCTTTCGTTAGATGAAGGACGTGCCTATTTCAACGTTGCCTTTACTCATTATCTTCTTGTCATGACTTACGAAATGACAGGTGAACAACTCGCGCAAGTGGTCGAAGTAATAAACGAGAACGAACGCGTAACTAAAATAAGACTTACAACCGTTGGTTTGGTCGATGCAGGACGTTATCATTACGAAGTGTACGGACAAAACAGCAGCAGCAATATAGACCCAACCAACGCTTCCGTCGTTGGTTTGATTGAGAAAGGGTTAATGATTTTACAAGACGGAACAATTTTCTTTGACGTTTCTTCGCCAACGATTCCCGTTGACGTAATTTATACAGGTGCATAACATGGAGAACAATATACAAGCAATTAATCTTTCAGCTTACCAACCAGTTGAAGCAATCGAGAAAGAGAATCGCGCGGGTTGGATTGACTACGGTTTCAACAACTTATTCCCGCAGCACCTTATAACGCTTTACTACAACAGCCCTATTCATAACGCGTTGACGAACTCAATTGCATACATGATTGAGGGCAAAGGTACCGGTACGATTCTAGACAACGCATTGCAAGGAATTGCTTTCGACTTAAAATTGCAAGGTTCATTTTGTGCTGAAGTAATATGGTCGTTGGACTTCACTCGCATTGTACAAATCAACCACTTGCCTTTTGAAAATTGTCGTTTAGCTTACGACAAAGAAGAAGATGATATTACAGGAATTTTCTATTCAAAAGATTGGGCGAACACACGAAGCAAAAAAGGTAAACCCGAATTTATTCCCGCGTTCAATCCTTCAATAGCGCAAGAACAACCGCGTCAAGTTATTTACGCGCACGGAATGATGGCAGGTTCTTCGTACTACGCGAAGCCTGACTACTTCGGTGCGTTGAATTACGTTGAGTTGTCCTATCAAATGGGAATGTACCACGTCAACAATATCTTGAATGGTTTATTTCCTTCATTCATTATTAACTTCTTAAACGGAATACCACAGAAAGAAGAACGCGAAGCTATTCGTCGTGAGTGGGAAACAAGATTGAGTGGCGCAAGTAACGCGGGCAAGTTCTTAATGACATTTAACGAAGATCCTGCACGCGCTCCACAAATCGAATCGTTTCCACTTAGTGACGCAGACAAGCAATATCAATTTTTAAGTGAAGAAACAGCGAAGCAAATCATGGTCGGACACCGCGTTGTGTCGCCATTGATTCACGGAATCAGAGATACAACAGGGTTCGGTTCGAACAAAGATGAAATGGTTGTTGGTTTGGAGATATTCAACAACCAAGTTATTAAGCCATATCAAAGAATCATTGAACGTGTTTTCACTCCGATTTTAGGAGAAATAAATATCGAAATGAATTCGCCTTTTGACGACGAAGTTGTTGTTGTTCAACCAACGGTGCAAACTGCTGAATTAAAAAAAAAAGTAGTTGCTGCTGAGAACAAGATAAGCGCAGAAGATAGCGCGTTGTGGTTGGCTTATCTTAAAGAGAAAGCGGAATACGTCAACGAAGAAGAATGGGAGTTAATTTCCGACGAAGAAGTAACAGCACCAGACGAAGAAGAAAACTACCGCACCGAGTTTATGAGTGTTCGTGGTTATTCAAACCCCGACGAAGCTAGCAAAGAACTCGATACTGGTCTTTATAAAGTACGTTACTACTACTCAAAGAATTTCACATACAAAGACGGAGAAATTGTAACGCGTGACTTCTGTCAAGAAATGGTTGCACTATCAAAAGAAGGGGCATTGTTTCGTTACGAAGACATTCAGGATATGAGCGATGCAGGGGTGAACGGACAGTTTGCACCTTCAGGAAGTTCAAGTTATAATTTGTTCATTTTTAAGGGCGGTGTCTATTGCCGCCACGCGTGGTTTAGAAAAGTATTCGTACGCAAAAGAGAGAAAGGACGTTTCCTTCCAAACGACGGATTGAAGAACGACCGAGTTGTGACGGGCGGTGTTGCAAACGAATTATTTCCAAAAGGACAAGAAGCGGTTCGTCCTAACGATATGCCCAACAGAGCATCACTAAAATATAAATAAAAACTACAATGGCACTACAACCCGAAGTTCTACTCATTGACGAAAACTACATAAAAAAATACAGTTGGATTAACGGCTCGGTTGATCCATTGCTTATGTACCCTGCTATCTATTTGTCACAGGACAAGTACGCACAACTGTATCTTGGAACTGACCTTTACAACCGCATCAAAGAAGACGTTGTGAACGACGACATCACAGGCGCATACGCAACCCTTCTTGACAATTACTTGCGTCGAATGATTATGTGGTGGACGATGTACGAAGTGTTGCCGCATTTGTACGTTAAAACGGATAACGGAAGTCTTGTTATTCGCACAAGCGAAGACACTCAACCAATAAGTCAAACCGACTTACAAAACTACCGCGATCAAGCGCGTCAACAAGCGATGTTTTACACGCAGCGAATGGTTGACTTTTTGTGTCAGAACAGCGCAGACTTTCCCGAATACACAACGAACACAACAAATCAAATATGGTCACAAACAAATGTCTATCCGTCGAACGCTTTCGAGATTAGTTCAGGACGCGACAGACGACCTTACGAATATCGCAGACCAGGGTTAGGATGGATTAGATAACTAAAAAAAAACACATGGCTACAAGGGGACGAAAGAAAGACATGGTAAAACAAAAGATTTACGAAGAGAAATTTCGTAAGTATCTAATCAAAAAAGAAAAACAAATAAAGAAGTTGAGCAATGAAAATTAACGCAGAAGGTTACGCACTAATAAAGAAGTTTGAAGGTTGTCGATTGAAGGCGTACAAGTGTCCTGCTAATGTTTGGACTATTGGCTTCGGAAATACTTTCTACGAAAACGGCGACCGCGTGAAAGAAGGCGACGTAATCACGCAGCAACGCGCAGACGAGTTAGCAAAGTTTATCATTGACCAGTTCGCCGTTTCGATTGCTCCGTTCATTTTGCAACCGCTCAACGAGAATCAATTTAGCGCGTGTGTTTCACTTGCGTACAACATCGGAACAGGTGGGTTCAAACGTTCGTCGGTATTCAAGAAACTAAACGTGAACCCAACAGACCCAACAATAGCTAATTCATTTCGTTTGTGGAACAAGGGCGGTGGTGTTGTTTTGAAAGGTCTTGTTCGTCGTCGTGAAGCTGAGATACAATTATATTTTAAAGCATAACGACAATTATATTTTAAGTCATGAACGCAGAAAACGAGATTCAATTGATACACGAAGAACTTCAAAATATGAATAAGAAGATAGACCGAATCTATCATGTTCTTATAGGTGACGACGAAATGAAAATTGAAGGTCTTGTAAGTAAGGTTCAAAAGCACGACAAGTACATAAGCAACCAACGTTTACAGGTTGCTCGTTTGGGTGGTATCGCAACCGCTGCTGGTGTGGTTGGTGGTTTAATTGTTCAACTAATAATAAAAATGATATGAAAGACTGGTTTCAAAGTTTGTTAAGTAATTGTTCGAAGGTTTCTTCGAAGCGTATAATTGCTATATTTGTTGTAACAAATTTGATTCTTTTAAGTTACATCGCCACGTTTTCTGAATATGACTGTCCAATTGCAATGTACGACACGCTCGCATTGTTAACAGCAGGTTTGTTCGGTGGTACTGTGATTGAAAAGTTCACTAAAAAAACAAAGAATGGCAAGGGAACTAACGACAGCGAGAACAATAGCAGCGGAAATTTGTAGTAAGTTTTCAGAAACTCCTTCGCTCACGTTAGCGAAAAAATTGTTTACTGAATATCCTGAAGTCTATAAAAACATCGAAGCGGCACGAAGTGTTATTCGTTTGATTCGTGGAAAGAATGGCGACTTCAATAGAAAAGTAACAACAGATAAAAAGTTGTTTGAAGAAAAGCCACGACCATTGAATCCTTTCGCGCTTCCGAAGTCATACGCGAAAAAAAGAAGACACGTTGAATTAACCGGTACGAAGTTCTTGATTCTTTGCGATTTGCATTTTCCATACCAAGACAACGAAGCTATTGAATGCGCGATAAATGAAGGTATCAAACAAGGCTGTGATTCAATTATCTTGAACGGTGACGCGTTAGATTGCCACATGATTAGCGACTTTGTTAAAGATCCGCGCAAGCGTAAATTCAAAGACGAACTTTATTCAATCCGTCAATTTCTTGCGTCGCTTAGACACACGTTCCCAACAGCAAACATTTACTACAAAGAAGGCAACCACGAAGAACGCTACTGGCGTTACATGAGAATCAAAGCACCCGAACTATTCGACATCGACGCGTTTGATTTTCCAACGCTTACCCATTGCGACAAGCATAACGTTAAATGGATTGACGGAAAAAGCAAATTGAATATCGGTAAACTTTCAATCTTTCACGGACACGAGTTCGGCAAACAATTCCTTCCTTCTGTCAACGTGGCGCGTGGGTTGTTCATGAAGACAAAGGTGAGCGCGATGTGCGGACACCACCACCAAACAGCGGAACACAACGAGCGCGACGCTAACGGTAAGTTTATTACTTGTTGGGGCGTAGGTTGTTTGAGCGAGCTTAGTCCCGACTACAATCCGTATTCAAAATATAATCACGGGTTCGCTATTGTGAGTAAAGGAAAAAATGGTTACTTTAGCGTCAACAATTACCGAATACATGAAGGTAATATTTTATAAACCTAAAAAAAACGACTATGATTATTGCAATTATTTTTCTTTTCAGCGCGCTAGTTAGCGTGTTGTGGGTTCGAGGCATCGACAAGATGGCTAGCGAACACCCAGACTACGACGGAACTGACTTTATCTAAACGCACAATGGACAAAAGAGAATACCAACCCGACGCACTTATTGTTATAATTGCAACATCTGTTTTTTGGATGCTTGTTTGTTTAGCTTTTTGGAACTTCAACCCGAAGATTCAAACAGAAATACAGATACAAAAACAAGACAGTATCATTTATTACAACAGCGGCGAATACGACCGCTTGTTGCAGGAAGAAATTGATTTATACGGAACATACAGAAGATATGAAGACGCTCAACTTACAGCCAAAGAAACCTATCGCACTCGTCGTGATACTATTCTTGTTCTCGATACTATTTATAAAGTTGATGTTATCCGTTTAGTCAACTCATGCGACAGCGTTATTGCTTCCGATTCGTTGGTAATTGACAATTTACAGGAACAAATAAACATCAAGGACGAAAAGACCAACAACTTGGAAGAAACGGTTGTTGCTTATGAACAAAAAACTAACTTGTTGAGCGAACAAATTAACACTTTAGATGCTGAAAAGAAAAAGTTAGACAAACAAAAAAAGCGCAGAAACCGCGCCTTAGTTGTTAGTTCGTCCGTCGCTATTTTGTCGACGTTTGTTCTGTCAATTTTACTTTAGATTCAGGAACGTAAAACTTCATTGAGAACTGGATTGCTTCACTTAAAAAAGTGTTGCGACTATTTTCACCTCGTTTTTCGTCAATCTCGTTCCACAGGTCTTTGTGTAAGTAGACACAGATTCCTTTCTTAGTTTTGCTCTCTGGCATCTTCGTTGTTTTTAGTCATCATTGTTCCAATCATTAACGCTAAGTAGATTTTCTCTTTTGCGTTCAAGTCTTTGCGTTGTGAAAGCTCCAGAAGGATATCTCCGAGAATCTTTCCTTGTTGAAAGTAGGTTGCGATTGAATTAACGATTTCTCGTTCGCGCTCGTATGTCATTTTGAGCGTTTCGTAAAGTGGTGTGTTTTTCATTATGCTAAATTATTAAATTGTTTTTATCCGACAACATATTGTCCATAACTTGGATTAAGTTCGAAGTACATACGCATCATTATCGCGTCGGCAACGTCAGGCGAAATACCTTCGCGGTTCTTGATAACGTCCTTCGGTGTTACTTGAAGTTTACCGTCCACGTCTGCGCGGTGTCGTTTAATCATTTCGAGCTCACGAATGATTTGTTCTTTGCGCGTACTGGATAGAATCGTTACCTTGTTTTCTTCGACGTACTGAGCAAGTTTGTAGTAACATTCGCTTTTGAGATTTTGGTATTGTGGGTGTTTTGGTTTAGATCCGTTTTGAAAACCTACGCATTTAAGATAGTCAACCGCTCCCGCGCCGATTCCGTCTTCATCTGCGATAACATTTTGCAAAAGAATCGAGTGGTCTTTCATGACAACGCGAATCTTATTCACAACTTCGTCAATGGCTGCTCTATTGAGTTCAATTATATCGATGATAGTTAGCCCTTCCCAAACGCAAATGATTGTCCTGTCCTTACCGAAACGCGCAATATCGGCTGTGATATACTTCTTGCCTTCATTGATTACTTCGTTCCTAAACATTCGAAGTAAGTTCTCCGTTTGAAACAACTTGTCGCTGTCGTCGTCGAACTCCCAGTTCCCTTCGAGTAGTCTTTTGCGGTCGTATTCGGGAAGGCGTCGGAGCGATTCAATATAAGCAACAGGAAGGAAGGGGTTGTCCTGCGGTAACGCTTGCACAAATGCGCGGTGTGAAGGTAGTTCGTTGCGGTTGTTCTTCATGTAAAACTCATTGTACAACCAACCCTTCGACGGATTGCACGAAAGAAAACCTTTAGGAATTAACCCAAACTCGTTCAACTTATAACGGCATCTGGAGTGAACGATGCTGACCGCCTTTTCTGTTACTTCGGAACACTCGTCAATGAAGTAGTCTGTTATTTCTAACGAACCAAGACTATTGAAGTTAACGTCCGAAGGGTAGGCAAATAAGTCTTTCAAAACAATTTCGCTTCCGTTGAAGAACTTAATCACGTTGGATTGTCCGTTGAAGGTGTAGTGTTTATTCGCTATCAATCCAAATTCTTCAGCCGTTTCAAAGAACGTGTTTAACGTCGTCTTTTTAAGCGTATCTAATTTGCTACGTCCAATAAGCGAACGTGTCCCTGCGTACTTCAAACGGCGTTGAATCTGCCACATACAACCGAACTTAGTCTTTCCACCCCCTGCCGCGCCACCGTATAACAATTGCTCAACGATGCTATCGGTGTTCAAATAGTTTAACGCTTCAATTTGACGCGGTAGGTAGGTTGGTTTATACGGGTTCATTTAAATTAATCATTGCGTAAGAAATTGGGAATTGATGATATATTTTTTCGCCTATCATACATTCCCAATAGTCGTCACATAAACACATTTTTTCACATTGAATAATGTATTCAGATGCAGTAATAGGGTGAATAAATTTATACTTTCTCATTGTTTACTTAGATATAATTTGTACAACTCACGCATTCCTTCGAATTGAATCGATTCCTTCAATAGCTGTCGTTTGCGGTCACTCATTCTTTCGACCATTGGTTTGTTCAGCTGTTGTTCGAAATAGACGTTCTTTCTTGCCTTCGCTTTGCATAGCTTGTATTCTTCGTCCGTAAACGTGTCTGCGGTAATGTAGTTCGCCTCTTCGAGCCAACGCATAAGCGACACCGCACGAATCTCAATGACCGTATATTTTCCTTTCTTATAACTTGCAATATCTTCGGCTAACATCCTTCGCCAGCTATCATCGTTTACCGCCATTTCTTTTTCCTTTAATTGTTTAGATTCCTCTTCTTTTGATTCCGCGATTTCACGCTGTATTTGTAGATTCGCCTTGTCCCGATGTGGTTTGTAGTGCGTCAACACGTCACCAATAAACACTACGCTCAACGCTCCGAAGTGTTCGCATTTCTTTGACAGTTCGTTTGCCGCGTTCAATTCAAACGCTAAATTGAAATGTTCGAAAGTAACCCAACGAAAGTGTTTGCCTATGAACTCGTGCAACATTTGCAACAGTTGCGCTTCCGGTAACGCGATGCCATACATAGCGCAAACCTTAGAGCATAACTTAACGAACGCAGGTAGTTCGTAATCGGCAACGAACGCGCTTTCACGTTCCGCACGATCAACCCTTTGTGTAGTTGTGAGCGTCGTTGTAGATGCGCTGCGCAGCGTCTGAATCGAATTTTCCATTTTTGATTTTAGTGTTTTGGTTTGTAGTTACAAAGGTAGATAAGTCCCACTTCCGCACGGCAGCCTTCCAATCTTTCATTTGATTGCGTCCGACCTTCCAACCGTTCGCTTCGTAGTGTGCATGAAATTTCTCGGTAAATGCAAGCGCGTCTTTGTCGCTTAGTTTTTCGCAGGCGTAGTCGTATATTTCAACAACGGTAGGTTTGACGAACGAAGGCTTCTTTTCTTTTGTTGGTGCTGGAAGTTGAGCGGGTTGCGTTTGCGCGTTCAATAGTTGTTGAACCTGCGCTTCGAGAATTTCAATTCTCTTTTTGAGTTGTAGTATTAGCATTTTGTACCTCCGTAAGTTTCGTTATAGTAGTCCTCAAATGACTTTTGCTCCACCTTAAATTCATCACCCATATCTTCTACTCTACTACTAAACCAAGTTTCTTCGTGTTGCTCCTTCATCATTTGCTTTGCTTGGTTTTCAATTTCTATTTTTCTTTTGTCGAACTCTAATATGCTTATTCCTTCAACATCATACTCATATTCAAGTTTATCGAGTTGTTCAACGAACCATTCAACCGCAGTTTGTTTACTCATTTTGTTCCTCCATAAGTTTCGTTGTAAAAATCTTCAAATTGAATTTCAAATATTTTTCTTAATTTTTCATTGGTAGTAACATTATCTAAAGCAGCTTCTTTCATCTGCTCCTTCTCCATTTGCTTGGCTTGGTCAATAATACTTTTACTATTCATTTCTTTAACTTCAGTAGTATTATTACGTATTTTGAATAATTGCTCTACAAGATAATCAACCGCAGTTTCTTTCTTTTCCATAGTTATTTAGTTTTTAAAGTTTTTCTATTTCTTGTTTTACTTCTTGCCAATACTTTTTTAACACTCCTGTTGTTGTGCCTTCTAAAAGTCCTGTGTTAATTATCTCATCTACTGCTATCAAGGCACATTGCTTAGCTCCTTCAGAATCACATACATCTGTCCAATGATGTACCGTCATTCTTTTTAATAATTCCTTTGCTTTTTCTTTTGGTGTCATAATTATTTAGTTTTAGAGTTTAATATTTGTTCTTTGTGTTCTCCCTAATAAGTCTTAATTCAATAATCATTATGACTTGTAATAAGGTTGGCACCCAAAAATAAATGTGTTCCATAGTTATTTAGTTTTTAATTTCTAACTCCTCACCCGCAAAAACAAAGTATAAATTTTGAAGTTGGTGAACATATTCAAGTTTAATTTTCATCCATTCGGGAATATCCCCGTCTAAATAAAATTTACCTCTTTCATTAGTTGATAACACTCTTATAGCGGATGCTATTTCCATATTTCCTAATGTGAAATTATAATGAATACCTTTGGTTATAAACCCAAATTTCAACAACCATTCTTCGGTTAGTGGGATTGGTTTACACCAAATTCTTTCAGCAACCCAAACTGCTTCAATAGTGTTTGGATTAACTTGTTTTGTTGCTCCATTTTCATCATACCAATTGCCAATCCTCATTTCATTTACTTTCATAGTTATTTAGTTTTTAGTTTGTCCGTAAGTTTCTCCGTAAGTTTCATTGTAGTAATCTTCTGCTTCTTTTCTAAAAGATTTATTTTTATAATAGTTTAAATTATGGGTATCTGTAGCAAACTCAATCATCTGCTCCTTCTCCATTTGCTTGGCTACCTCCTCTCTTTCACATAAACAATCAATTAGGTTAGCATTTTTCTCATCACCTGCTTTTCTCATAACTTCGGATAATGCTTTAAACTCTTGAAACAATAATGTGACTGCTGTTTGTTTTTTTTCTGTATTCATAGTTATTTAATTTTTAGTTTTTCCGTAAGTTTCGTTGTAGTATTGTTCTGCATTTGTAGACTCACCATATATGCTATGACCTTCAATGTAAGAATCCGTAATATGCTCCTTTTCCATTTGCTTGGCTTGTTCAAATAGTGGTTCAGAGTTCATAAGAGAGTACCTCTCCTTTAATTGTTGCTCTAATAATTCAACCGCAGTTTGTTTCTTTTCCATAGTTATTTAGTTTCAGATTTAAATTCATGTGTTTGGTGTCCAAAAACGTCATCTATCACACTTTGTGTATGACCATCTAATTTTAATGCTAATTCAAGAGCATCTTTGATTGCGTAACGGTAAGTACAATGTTTAGTGTCAATAGTTACAATTGCACCCTGTCTTTCCTCGTTTGTTCTGTCAATAATAATTTTCATAGTTATTTAGTTTTTAATT